CTCGTTAGATTTCGGAAAACCGAAGTTGGGTTACCGGACACGCCCTTCCGCGAAAGCCGCCCGAATTTCAGGCGCCATCTCGTTGTAGCGGTCCCGGTCCTGGACATAGAGCCGTGCCAACTCAGTTGATTTGTAGATTTTCTTCCCCGACTTGCTGCCGACCGTTTTGCCTGAGCCACCGGTTTCGGTGGTCACGCGCTTGATGGCGGCTTTTTTCTTCTCACCGGATTCCGCGTCGTCGGCGACCGGCTTGGTAGCGTCCCACAGCTCGAACAAGTCGCTCGCCGCTTCCAGGTCAAACTGGGAGGCGGACTTGAACAGGCGCAGGCGGGAAGGCTTGGCCTTCACCCACTCCTGAAACTGCGGGGTGGCGACCTCCTCGGTGTAGCCCGGGCGCTGCTTCTCGAATTCCAGCATCGCGGATCGCTGTTCGGCTGACAGGACGGCGTCCTGTAGCGGCTTCAGCTCTTTGGCAATGAGTTTCTTGGCAGCGGCCTTCGGGTCGGTGAGGAATTCATCCTCCGTCGGGTCGGATGTCTCGTCTTCAACTGAGCCGTCTTTGGCTCCGGGGTGTTTCAGGGCCTGCTCCAACGCGTGCCGCAATAGGGCGCGAGCTTCCCCAAGCTCATTTCCCTGGCGGCTGTACTCTTTTTCGAGGCCCGAGAACTCCTTGTAAACCTGAGCGAGGGGTTTCCCTTTCAGGCGAGCGGGGGCGGCGACTTCCTCGGATTCCGTGGTCTCTTCGATCGTTTCGGTTTCCTCGGGATCCTCGTCACGGTGCGATCCAAGTTCACTTGAATCACCGAGCGGGGTGTCGATGCCCTCCTCTTCTACAACGGGAGCTGCGAGATCGGTGGCGTTGGAATTATTGCCAGTCGCGGGCGTGCCCGCGCCGGCAGCAGGTGCTGCTTTCGGCATGTTTGCGAAATCTCCGTGGAAGTTACAACGAACTTGAAAGGGGACTACTTAAAAAGTGAGGCGCACTACCAATGACGTGAATTTGGATAGTATTCGCCGCTTTCGCGTAGACTCTTTTGCTCGCGCGCCATCGTCCGGGCACGATCTTTTTCCCATTTCATTGCTGCGCCGGGAAAAGCAGGATCGGCACCGTCAAGCACAACAGCTGGCGGAGTAAAGATGCGCTTTAACGTGGCGCCACACGAAACGCAGGGTGGGGGATTTTCCCTCTCTGCCATTTTCAGGAAATGCTCAACGCGCTTGTTACAGGCGGAGCATTCAAATTCATAAGTGGGCATCAACGAGCCCCAAGGATATAACGCGCGGCCGATTGCATCAGGTCTGGATTGTCGCGTAGAAGTCCAATCGCGACGTTGCACTTGTGGCATAAAAGGCCACGGACCCTCATTGTTTGGTGGCAGTGGTCGACAACCAGCTTGGTCTCTTCGCCACAGATAGCGCACCTGCTGCTTTGCCCCCGGACCATTGCCTGGAATTGTTCTATCGACAAGTCGTATTTGCGCTTCAGGGTATTCTTTAGTTGCCGATCAGGATTTTTGATGTTCCAAGCGCGTGCGCGCTCTATGTGCGCCCTTCCGTTGGAGGCGTAGCGCCGGCGGCGGTCTGCGGCGTAGCACACCTTGCACCAAGCTTGCCGCCCGTCAGGGTTACGCGCCCTTTTACTGAACTCAGCAAGCGGCTTTTCCTCACCGCACTTCGAACAAGGCTTCATTCGCTCTCGTATTCCGTCGGCCCGAACGGCGTGTCTGTTCTGTTGGATTCCAAGTCAGCCTTTTCGGCCGCCACCAAGTCACGCAGCCCCAGCAGCCGGTTCTTGATGTAGATGTTGACCGCGCGCGCCGCGACGAAGGTTTCCCAGTTGGGCGCTTCGTCCATCTGCCGCTGCACATCCGCGCACTCGTCGGAGAGGCGCAGGTACAACTCGCGCCAGTCCGGGTGCAGCAGCACGTTCTGCATCTTGTCGAGCGAGGCCAGGCGCTCTTCGGGGCTCTGGTCGGCGTAGGGTTTTTGGGGGTTATCGCTTACCACCACTTAACCCTCCGTAGCCGCATAGAAAGGCCGTGCTTCAGCACAAGAGCCGTTCCGTAGTCGTGGCACACCAAACGGCGACCGATCAGCCCATAGTTGTCCCTCTTGGTGTCCGTTAAAAACACGGGCAACCGCTCTGGAAATTCTGACTCACGCGCAGGAATCGTAAGAGACTGAATCAGTATCATTCCACTAGGACTTATAAAATGACACGGCGAGAACCACTTAGCCGCGGGAGTCCCAACCGCTCGGTTCCATACCTGCCACTCTGTGACGTTTTGAAACTCACCGGCCTCGTCCTCAACTTTCACGACCCAATTCGGGTTTAGCGCGCATTTATAAACCCGCCGGGACATACCTTGCCCTATAAAGTCACCACAGACCGCTCGAAAGAGGTCACGATGAACCACGGGGTTATCACTCACTTGCCGATTCATCCGACCCCGCCATTTGGATATCCACGATCGTCTTCGCCGTACTGGCGTCCTTCATGCGCGTGCGGGCGCGGACTTCTTCCAGGTCGGCGACTTTGCGCTCCCCTTCGATCGGGTCCGGCTGCTCGGCGTCCTTATCGGAGCCAGGCATCTGGCCGTTAATGACGGCCTGGATCAACTGCTTGACCATGCCTTTGTCTTTCAGCGAGGTGTTGTCCACGATCTGCCCCAGCAGGGCGTAGAACACCGGGGAAACCGGCGGCACTGCCGTCAGCAACTGGGTCAGGGTCTGGTTCTCCGCCTCGCGCGCCATCAACGACATGGCGGTGCGGACGCGGAAACGCAGGTCGATGAACGGGTAGACTTCCTCGTTCCACTGCATGTGCCGCAGGCAGAACTTCTCCACCAGCGGGATAAGGAAGTGGCGTTCCATGAGCCGCAGCGTGCGCTTGTAACGCTTCGCCAAGCCGCCCTGGACCATCGAAGAGACGCCCACCGTGGCGTTCGAGCGCGAGGCGCGTGACGGCAGCGAAGTACCGGCGGTACCGGTCGCAACCTGGATCAGGCGCTCCAACTCACCGGTCGCGGTGAAGGTAGTCGGGTCAATGCGCCCGAAGTTCATCGGGAAGAACGCTTCCCGTGGGTCACCGTTGGAGTACAGCACCTTGCCGGGGCCGACCTCGACCTTGAAGCGCGGATCCCGGCGCTGGGTGTTGACCCCCATCATCGGGTGGACGGTGTAACCGAGCCCGTCTATCTGGGCGCGCAGCATGGCGTCCAGCGCCTTCTGGCTGTTGATACCCTTCTCCGCCACGCCACGGCCCCAGAAACTGCCGGGGATGATGTCGTGCGGCGCCGCGATGAAGTCGCGGTCTTTTTTCAGGTTTTCGTTCTCGCGGGCGAGGACGCAATACTTATCGTCGATGAGGGTGCAAACCGCCTCGACCATGTCGCGCGAGTCGATCTCGCCCACGGCGTCACCGTCGTTGACGGCGGCTTCGAAGATCGCCCGCGGCACCAAGCCGTGGTACTCGGTGATGAGGTTCGCGTCCTCGTTGTCACTGACCTTCAGCGCACCGGATTCCGTAGCAAGCCCCTGCTGCTGCGCATCCCCGCTTTCCAGTGGCACCTCCCAATAAATCTCGTCTTCCATCTTGGCGCGCAGACTGTGCCGCGGCCGGGGGAGGCGGTGCGCCATACCCAGGGCCTGCTCGATGCCTTCACGCCCGGGCTTGTTGACCGCCGTGTCGATAACAAACTGGTCCGGGCGCACCGGTTCGAGGAACACGACTACGCGGTCGTCCTCGGTGGTGCCCTCGATGTATTCTTTTTTCTGCGGGTCGAGCAGGGTCTTGAGCTTGCGCTCCGGGCGGGTGTCGACCACGATCTTGCCGATCGCCGTGCCGTAGACGGCCCCCATCAGGCCGCAAGCCTCGACCAGCGCGCCTTGCACGTTGGCGTGGTCCATGTCGTCCAACAGTTGTAGTCGGATGGGCTGCCAGTCTTCCTGCTGGCCATCCGACAGGTTGTCATCGATGTCGAACCAGCCTTCCTTGTCGCCCAGGACGGCCTCTTCCATCTCCGCCACGGCTTCCTCGACGGCCTGTTGCAGGGCCGGCGATATCAGACGCGAGCGTTCGCTGGCGCGCGTGCGGTCGGATTCGTCGTAGACGCCGCGCCACTTGCGCAGGAACTCGGCCCACTGGATGTCCAGGTGCTGCTTGCGCCAGCGTTCCCACTCGGTGACGTGCTCCATGATCCAGGAGCACAACTGTTCGCGCGCGCCCTTCTGCTGGAAGCCGACGACGGCCCGCTCGGCCGCGTCTTCCGTCATAACGGTTGTGGGGTTTTGGGTGGACATTTATCGAAGGTGTTGGGTGAATTCGCCGCGGAGAGCACGGTCCAAGTGGGACTGAATGTCTTCCAGCAATCGTTTTACCGTTGAAAAATCAATCCGCCCCCGGGCATCTGGCTTGGCGTAGTTGTAACAAACGGATGTGCCTCCCAAGAACAAACGCATGTCGCGCTCGATCAGGGCAAAGGCCGTGCTGCGGTCTTGGCAGTCCATAGCCGCCGCATATGTCGCGGCTCGACATTTCGCGTGGAGCGTCTTTGCTGCGTCCATGCACGCCTGCGTGCTGCTTACATCCATCACGCGGCCTCGCTGCGGTGGCTCCACCACGCCGGCACATCAAAACTCGGGCAGGCTTTGGTAACGCCGGGGAAATCGCGGTGCCCGCGCACGACAGCGCCGGGATACCGCGGGAGTAAAAGTTTGACCAGGCTTTCCAGGCTCGCGTACTGCGCGGCCGTGAAGTTGGCGTCGGGGACACCAGCCTTGTTGATACCGCCGACCAGGCAAAGGCCGATCGACTCGTGGTTGTGCCCCGCGACGTGCGCCCCCTGGAAGTCCAGCGCCCGCCCCGCCTCGACGGTGCCGTCGCGTCGGATAACGTAGTGATAGCCCACGTCATCCCACTTTTTGGCCTTATGCCACTTACGGATTTCTTCCACGCCGATATCCATGTCGGGCGAAGTGGCAGCGCAGTGAACGGCGATGAACCGGACGGCTTCTTTATTCAGTTTTTGCATCAATAACCAGCCTCGACATCCAAGGGTTGCCACTGACCGTCTTGCTCAATCGTTGCCACGTCCTCGAAAGCGTCGTCGGCGAGCTGGTCGACGTAGGCCAAGGCGTCCAGAAGGTCATCCTTGGCGAGCGGGTTGGGGAAATCGGAATACTCTTCGAGGAAAGCAGACAGCCACGGAGCGCCCATTTCGAAAGTCATGCGCCCTTTCTCAAGACGCCCGGCGAGGCCCCACATGATGCGGTCGATTTTCTTCTTGCCGCCGTGCCACAACGGCACAATCTCGGGGTAGAAGTTGATGGCGCGCATCCGGTCGGAGAGGTAGGGCATAACTGCGTTCAACGCCATGCCTTTCTCGATGCCGAAGCGCCGGAGGCCGTAATCCTTGGCCGCTTTCAGCATCTGGATGGCGCATTCGCGTACTCCCCACTGCCCATAACGGATGTCGGTGACGTGCCAGCCGCCGGCATGGATCCAGACAACCGCGATCGCGCTGTTGTCGGTCCTTTTGTACTTTCCGGCCTCGGCCGCGTCGACAAAACCAGCCAAGTCGACCGCCATCGCGTAGTAGCCGGGGACGACCGGCCTCAAATCCATCTTGAGCCAGTCCTGGCGCAACAAACCGGCGCCAGAACCTGAAAAGCTCGCCTCGAATTCCTGGGCGAACTGTTCGGCGGTCATGTTGGCCGCCGCTTTCTTGATCTCTTCCGGGTCGAGGAAGGGATTGTCAGTTGATTTGAAGCGCCACACTCCCCACTCTTCGGGACTCTGCTGCGCTTCCAGGACCAACTGATAAAAATGGTTCTTGCCGGCGGGGGTTCCGATGAAAAGCACGTTGCCCTTCACGTCGGCGAGGGCGGGACGGATAATTTCCTCCCACACGTTCGGTTTCATGGAAGCAAATTCGTCGAGAACCACGGCCGAGAGGCCGACACCGCGAAGGCTGTCCGGGTTGTCCGCGCCACGGACCTCAATCCAGCGGCCGTTTACAAGCTCAATGCGGCCCGTGTTCCGGTCTTTTCTCGTTATGATCGGGTCCAGCAGACGGACGAGGCCGGGCCAATAAATTCTTTTCGATTGATCGTGCGTGGGCGCGACCAGGAACACGCCCTTGTCGCGAAGGTCGTACCCGTTCATCTCGGTTCGCAGGCTCTCGGTGGCCCCGATCGCTTCAGCGAGGCGTGACTTACCGAAACGGCGACCGGCGACAACGATTTTGAAACGCCGCGGATCCTGGAAGACCTCCAACTGCTTCGGGTGCAGCGAGAGGTCGATTGTCGTGTCGATCATCCATCCACCGCGCCCGTCTTATCTTCGATCACACGCACCGGCAGCACCGGTTTTTTGCCGTCCACGACGCCGACGTTGATGTTAATCATCGGCCGCCTGTCGCCGTGACCGCCTTCCTGTTCAGCCTCCCGCTTGAGGAACGGCTTGATTATCTCCACGACCATTTTTTGGCTGTCGATGTGCCCGTTTTCGGCTTGCTTTATGACCTTGCTCAACACCTTGAGCGCCCGCTTTTGCGTCTCGCTCGTCATGATTTGCAGGAACCGGGTCTTCTTTGCCAGATTCCCCTTGCCCCGACCCTTCGGGTTCCCGCTTTTCCCCTTCGGAAACTGCCCGTTCGGCGGCCGCTTCTCGGGCGGCGATAGCGTCGAGTCTTTGTTTTCGGGCATCCAGAACCTCCTGGTTGATCTGGCGCGCGAATTCGATGTTGGCGGCGACCAAATAGTGGGATACGCCAACACTGGGGTCGGCGACGTGATGTACTTGCGTCCGCTGGTGGTCGGCGATGGAACGGAGCACCAGATCGTAATGTTTCGGGGCGCCCTTACCGAGACGAAAATAGAACTCGACGCCCGGCGAGGACAGTTGGCGGTACCAGACGATTTTGTCTTCGGTCATCTAGCGCCCCTGCCCAGTAACTTTCAGGTAGACCCGATACCGCTCCGGGCGCTGCGTGCGCAGCCAGGTCGGGAAGTCCATGTCGGTGTCCCCGGTGCCGATGTCGGTACGGTGCGCCGCCATGTCTTCCTTCATGGCGGCAACGGCGACCGGACTCATCCCGGCCGGGAGTTTGGGGTGCTGGGGCATGTGTCGCGGCATCAGCTTTTCATCCCGTCAACGGCGGCGTGTGCCTCGGCCGCCGCGCGGTCGCGCACGGCGTGCAACTCGGCCAAGAGTCCCGCCGGGTCTAAGTTCTTGGCGCGCAGATTTTCCATCTCGGCGTCAAACCGCTTGTCGTCGCGGTAGACTTTGTAAATTTGCAGGCCCGCGTAGACGAGGGCCAACGGATCGACCGAACTCATACCTGCACCTCCGGGTGCGCGTGGTGCTTGACACATAATTTATGGAGGTCGTTCAGCGCCGCATTCGCCTCCTGCTTGTCCCCGGCGAAGTCGGCGCGCACGAATCGCTGACCGGCCGCCACGATCTCTTGGTTTGCCCCGGTCAACTGGTCCAGGAGCTGCTGCTCGGTACGTTCCTGTTTGGCGACGTAGTACGAAAGCATGAAGCGGATGACTTGGTCGTCACAAACTACATTGGCGTCCGCCTCGGCCATCGGTGCTTTCATGGACACCGGCTGCCGTCGATCGCGCAGTTTCTTCGCCATCTCGGCCTCGACGTAGTCAAGTACCTTGTCAGCGTCGAGCACCTTGTCGAGCGCGCCCTCAAAAACGCCTTTGTCGTAAAGCGCCTTGGCTTCCTCGACCAGCACGGCAGCCTTGTCCAACATAGCCAGCACGTCCTGCAATTCGCTCTTGAACAGCACGCCGGCCGCGGCCTGGTCGGTCACGAAGCGGTAGCCCTTGGTCAGCGCGATATCGGCCTGCGCGATCGCGTTACCGGCGCGCGCCTGGGCGCTGTCGCCGTCGATGACGGGGGTGACAGAAGCGCAGGCTGATAACAAAATCGCAGCACTGCCGGCGATGAAAAGCCGCGGCAGGTGCCGCAGCCAAGAGACGATTCGTTCGAGTTGGCTCATTTCTTTACCTCGATCCCAGCGACCGACGTGATCTCCTTGGTGCGGGTGAACTGCCCCCACAAGGTCACGGCCGCGCCCGCCAACAGGCTGACCGCGTCGACCACCGCCTGGTCCTCGAACTGGATCCCGGCCGCGTGCAGCGCGGGGCCCGCGATCAGCATGAGCGCGCCCCAGGTCGTTTTGCTTGCGAAAAAGTCTTTACCGTACATAGGTTGTCTCCGATTCAGGTTTGTGTCGTGTGGAGCGAGACGCGGTAGGTCACATTCCCCTCAGCACGCTCGGTAGGGCGTTTTCATTATCATAAAAACCTTGCGCTATTGCAGCTAATACAGTTTCTCCGGGATGCGTTTCAAGGCGCATGGCAAATAGGTTTTTCGCGCGGTCGTTAACTCGCAAATACGCACTACCACCATGAGAAAAGAAATGATACCCCGTATTTGCAGCCATATCTGCGTCCAGTGCGGTACTCGCGGCGGCGAGGTTTGCGGCGATGTCGGTAGCCGGTGTGACCTCAGTACCATCAACCCACAATCTCAGAGTATTATTTTTTCCATCGACTGCCGCCATGACAGAATGCCTGGTATCCGCCGTTACTACTCCGCTATCCAGTTGCTTCAGACCTGCCCCGCCATCATTCGTACCGACCGTGAAAGTAGTGCGCAAAAATGGCGGTATACTCCGACGTGTGATTTGAAATGCAAGATCATCTGTAGAGCTTGCAAGCCCCCACGCCGAGATAGCCGTATTTCCGCCAGTCAAGCCGTCCGTATACCAATCGGCTACCTGAAGAATAAGGCCATCCCCCAAATCCGCAAAAGTAAAAATAGAATCAATGTACGCATCGCCCAAAAAAGATACATCGTTATTCGCAGTACCAGCATTACCGCCAGCTGTCCACCACGGCAGATTGTCGTGAAGAGTGGTCGTTGTCCCGGTGATCGTCCCGACAGACCCGTTCCCTTGATTGTCGGCACAGTCAAGTCCACTGGTCTCGGTCAGGCCGTACCAGATGAATTTAGAGACGATGGAATCCGCAACGCTCTTAGCGTCCGCTCCGGTTCCTAAACCATGAACCCCACCGCCTAGGCTCAGTCCTATCACGGTGTGTAGACGAGGATTTCCATGTCGGCGTTTCCAAGCGTGATGGAGTCAAGATGTTCAGGCCACGCCGAATAACCCATCGCTATGACTTCTGCTGACGTAAGGGTGATGTCTGTTGCCCCGCCGACAGGGGATAAGACGAGCGTTCCTGTGCCGGGAACCAGAACACGCCAGCCGAGAATCTCAGTCGTGTTGTAAGCGCCGGAACTGACACGAACCATATTTCGAGCTAGTCCGTAGACCTTCGCCGCGCCGCCGACTGTAACCAGGTCGTAGGTGCCGTCTGGGTTGAGGGCGTAGTACCCCCCGTCGTCGGTCTCGAAGTACAGTTCTTTGTCAGGGACTTTCTTTTTCGCCACGGTGATCTCCTGGGGAATGAATAAATCAGGCCCCGACCTTGCCCGAGCGCCCCCTCTTTTGCGTTGCGGGCGTTTTTAAGTTGCCGCCCTGGGGCATTTACACTCTGCGGGCCGGTCGGGACCCAAAACTTGAAATTGATTCCAGGCCGTTACACTCGCCGGCATTGCGGGTAGCGAGCCACGCTTGCGGTAACGGGGTCGGTGCCCCACTTCCTGGAAAGGGGACCCGCTCGGGTGCGCTGCGCCCTTGCACTGGCGCTCGCGTAGCGGGTAACTAACTGATTTTCTTATTCTTTTTATGCGTCGTAAGTAACTGTTTTCTTTCCACTTTTGACCCTGTTTTTCCTCTTCATGAGCCAGCGCGTCACACGCGATCCCGACAGCGCGCGGCTTGGGGGGCCGCCGGGGTCGGAATAAGGGACCCGTTCAATAAACGGCTTGATTACAGGGGTTTAAAGGGCCAATCACGCCTGGCTTGCTCGCCCGACTGACTGTCAATCAGCGGGTCCACGCCAGCGAGGTAGAGTGTTCACGGGATGAACGGGCGAACGCCGCGCGCCCCCATGCGTTTACTCTCACCTATACATTGTAGCACATTGACGTATTCGCATCATGATGATAAAATATATAATAGATCAAACAACAAGGAAACCAGCATGAAACACGGAACAGCCGGGGCGTACACAAACCACAACTGCCGGTGTGACGCATGCCGTAAAGCCTGGGCGGAATACTACCGAGGGCGTAACCAGAGACACCGACAGCGACGGCACGCGCAGGGCGTGTGCATAGAGTGCAAGCGCCCGGCCACCAATGGCCTACGGTGCGCCACACACGCGAAGGTCAGTGCGCAGGCCGCAACTATCCAGCGCCTGCGAGCGCGGATCGACAAACTGACCTACGACCTCGACGCGGGTGCCTAGGCCGCGCGCCACGTCAACCCAGCGCCAAGCAAACAACAAAACCAAGTGTCCCAAATCCAGGGGCAGGACATTGCCTCACCCAGCTCCGCTAGGGGTGAGGCCAAATGTACCTTTGTACCCTTTCGGGACATTCTGCGGGACAAAACGACCCGCGCGTACCCTGCCGCTCCTTATATAGGGGCGTTTGCGCGCACGCCGCAGGACACGTGTACCCTAAAACACTAGGGTACGCGCTAGGGTACGCGCGGGGTACGCCTTGCAAGCGTACCCTTCTCTGGTACAATGAAGATATGGTCTCTTCACGATGAGGTAATCACATGACGCACGCAGACAAACTGTTAGATGTAATCAAATCCCTATCGGCCAAAGATGACGGCGTAGTCGAACGCGCCGCCGTGCGTGAGGCGTGCGCCATGCTGGGCATATTCCCAGAGCACAGGTCCCGCCAGGCGCTGCATAAGGCGTTAAAACAGCTTGAGGCGCAAGGGCGGATAGACCTGGATAAAGAGCTGATCGCCCTAGTGTGACCGTTCGTCGGCTCGTCACGCCTCGGCATTGACAAAATCACATCACGCGCGTATTGTCACATCATACGGCGGGATTACAGCCGGATACCTGGAGGGTAAGACGATGTTAACCGGAATCGCGATCTATTTTGTACTCGTAGTCCTGGTTTGGCTTTGTGTCGAGTACGGGGTGTAAAGCCATGCCCGCATTGATGACAAATCATCTTCACATTGCGAAACTCGCTATGACTACCCGCCGCGTGAGCGCCGTGTCCCTGGATACGACGCGCAACACCTGCATGGTGCGCATCGACCCGCCATCGGGGGATTCGGCCAGTTGGCCCGCCAACGTAGTGGCGCTGCGCTGCATCCCCTACGACGCCGCGCTTGGTATGCGCGGTCTGGTTCAACGCTGAAACCTGGAGATAGGAACATGAAAACACTTAATCACACGCCGGGACCGTGGATTCTGGAAAGGGATCGGGCTAAATCCTTAAGCATATACGGTGATACGACTTTTATAGGCGAAGTCTACCATGAAGTGGACGAGCCTAGCCCGGAAGAAAACGCGAACGCCCGCCTTATCGCCGCGGCGCCCGATCTGCTGGACGCCTGCCGGATGGCGCTGTCTTGTATGGCACCTGACGACAACGACATAACAGCCCGCGCGTTACGCGCCGCCATCGCCAAAGCCACGGGAGGCGCCCAGTGACCCCGAAGGCGACACTATTACTCCTGGGCACCCTTGTCACTTTTAATGCCACAGCCGCTGCCGAGGCGGTGGACGGTGCGGCCATCTTTTTAGCGGTTGACCCTTTCCACGGCGATGGTGAAACGGGCGGCTTTATTGAGTATCGCCGCCAACGCGTCCAATTACACGCCGGATGCTTCAACCCGTGCGCCGCCGGTATCGAATACGTCTGGCGCCTTCATCCAAACGGTGCCGCGTTTTTTCTGGGCGCGGCGACGCTGAACAACGTCAACCAGGTCAACGGCACGCGCACCAACTTCGTCGGGGGCTTTTCGGTGCCCATTGCCAAGCACGTCAGTGCGCAGTTTCGCCACTATTCCAACGGCGCGCGCTGGCACAGCCCGATCAGCGACGAGCAAGCGCCGAATCTGGGTTGGAACTTCATTGGCCTCAAGTGGACACCATGACCGCCATCCTTTGGTTACTCGCTACCTGGGCCTTGGTCGGCCTTATCGCCACCATTCTGTTTGTCATGGTAGCGCGCAGGTGGCGCCGTGACCTGGTGCGCCGCTTGGAGCGCGACAGCATCTTTTGCCGCCGGCAGGCGGATTGACCTAGCCCCGGCCGCCTGACCGCAAGCCGGACGCACGCGGGCGCAGACTGGCGCCTTACCTGGAGATTGTGACATGAACGCGAAACCCTACGATAAGTTTGAATCTTTCAAAAAGTACGAAGTCCAGGCTAACAGTGTGGCCGATTTCCTCCAACGCTTTTATAAGGCTGATCGGTATCATGGGCGCGGTAAAGAATATGCCGCCGTACTGCTTACATCACATGAGGCTGACTTTGCCGCTGAGGGATTCGACATTATCAGCCATCACGATTCCGTGACTGGAAACGTCGTTTCTTTCTATGGGAGCAAAAAGTGAAACTTGGCATAACCTTCGGGGCTATATGCCCTCCTATCAGCGAGCAACTGGCGGCGGATCCCGCTAAAATATCGCGCAGGTTTCAGAGACACGCGCGCCGCGCGCTCAAGGCCTAACCGTGCCCGCCCTATTCCTTGCCTTACTTGGGGCCGGCGGCGCGTTCATTGGCATGGACGTGCTGCTTCGGGTTCCCTCGCTCTGGGGGTACTCGGCTATCCTGTCCGGCTGGTTCTTGATCGCCCTGGCGTCTATAAGGGAAGAGCTATAACATCGAATCGCCAGCCGGCTATACGCCGGGGCGTCTCCAGGCGCCGGGTGCGAGCACGCGCCCCCGGTCCTGGTTTCACCCGTTGACATACCGTCAGCGTGGTGCGTAAAATGCCCCTCGCGATCTGCTAAAATAATCGACTAAAACCGCTCGCGAGAGGCTAGAACCGAGGAAGCCATGCACCACAGCAGCATACACTCTCACGAGCACCGCGATAGGGGCCACATAAAAATGGTGCCAAGAAAACCGGCGACCACGGGAGTCAATAAGCAATATTTCCGCAACCTGCTGCGTGACCGGCAGCTGAGCCAACGCCAGTTAGCTAAACTCCTGGAGATGGACCAGTCCGCCCTGGTGCGCGCCTTCCAGGGTAAACGCGCCTTCCAAACGTCCGAAGCGGCAAAGATGTCGCGCCTGCTAAACGTGCCTTTGGATGATATCCTGCGGAATCTGGATGTTGATGTCCCGATGATGCGCGAGCATAAAGGGGGAACCGTGCCGGTAAAAGGCTATGTCATGGAAAGCTATATTGAGTTCAAGAAGGCATCCGGGCCCGCCGTCGTGCCGGCGCCACCACACGAGACCGGGGGCGGGATGTTGGCGCTGCGCTGTGCCGACGCCAGCGTGTTCGAGGGCGCTTATTTCTACTATCGCCCGGCCGACACGGTGCAAGCCGACGCGATCGGGAGGTTAAGCGTCTGCCGGATAGCGGACGGGCGTTATGTGCTGGCTACGCCGCGGCCCACGGGGCGCGCCAATTTCACGCTGCGCGACGTGGCCGGGCGCGTCCTGCTCGAGGAGGCGTGGCTGGAATCCGCGAGCCCCGTGATCTGGATAAAGACCGCTTAGACAGGAGTAACAAGGCCGCCGACCCGCGGCCTTTTCTGTTTTTGTGGCGATGCTATATTGACATCGCGATGTTCCATGAGATACTGGAATTAAGGCAGTCAACAAACCGGAGGAGCGACCCATCGTGCCAACTTTCACTGTAACAGTAAGCGCCGACACCCTGCCCTCTATCGAAGGCGAGCAATTACGCGCCACCATCACCAACCTCACCCGCGGCGGCGGGCCGCAGGAGTTCTTCGGTGTGCCTGACGAGGGTAGTTTCGATGCGCTCTATGAAGGCCAATACGGGGACGAGTTGTCCGTCGTGCGCGACTGGACGCTCGGTAACATGCAAGGCCCGGACGCGGAGGCTGTCTTGGTGCAGCTCCCTTTCCCGACCCTGCCGATACCGACAGGGGGTGGGATATCCGTCTCCCTGGCTTAATCCTGGCAACGCTTGCGCTGCTGCTAATCCTGTTTCTGCTCGGGTGCTTCGGTCACGCCGCGCCGACGGGATCCTGCGGTGCCGGACTGGCGGCGCAGGACCTGGCGGGGGAATGTCGGCGCTCACCGGCCACACCCGGCGCGCTAGAGGCGCTTGGCCCGATACCGATCATCCTGCCCGTCCCCAGTGGCGGCGGCGTCACGGTTGAATAGCGGAGGCTGAGTGCTACCCAAGAAAATAAATCTCGGCTGCGGCCATGTAGTCAAGGTTGATCTGGTCCCGCGTTCCACCATCACCACCCTCCTCGGGCATGAGACCGAGGCTTGCTGGATGCACGACACCCCCGACGGTACTTCCTTTTTAGGAGTGATCTTTGTCGATCGCTCCCTCTCCCAGGCACAACAGAAAGAGGCGCTATACCACGAGTTACTACACGCCTGCGTGGACCTTTTCCAAACCGTCGTGGACGGTGGCCGATGAAAGTGCGCGCCGTGAAACTCACTTTTAAAAACGGCCTGACGGTGGTCGGCCTGCTCCCCGCCGACTTCAGCGACGAGGATTTAGCCGCGGCGGAGGGGGACGACATTATGATTGAGTTCTCCGACGTGTCCGAGCTGCCGGCCAGCGCGCGGGTGGCAACCGTGCTGCAACGCTTGGCCGCCGCGGCGGCGATGAACCCGGAGGTTTTACATTGAACATTGCCTACCTCGAAGCACTCTGTGACGGCGCTCAATCTCTGACCACGGACGGAAACCACCACAACAAGGCCGCCCACGCCCGCCGTGCTTTCAACCTCGCGCACAGGGCGCGCCGCTTGCTAGAGCTGGCCGCCGAGACCGCTTCCCGCGACCGGTGGGACGAGCTGTTGGCGCCACACGGCCCCCCACCGAAAGAGTTGGAAGCGTGCTTCGCCGCCGCCTGCGCTAAGGCTGCCATCAAGTATCCGGCGCGTGGCGAGGCCAAGGTTTATGCCGCGCTGCTCGACGCCGTGGACACCGCGCGCATCGTCGCCGATCGTCTATACCAGCGGTGGTTGGAAACGCAGCGCGAGAAGTCACCGCTGCCCGAGCCCGAACCCGGGGTGGTGAAGATTGGTGCACCCCTCGCCACCGGCTGCCGGGTGGTGCAAAGTCTTGGCAACAGTGATGAGGAAAACGCATCGTGAGAGACGGAGACGACGAACCCACAGAAGACGCGAAGACCGCAGCCCTCCACGCGGTGGCTGCGTCGCGGGACCAGTACCGCGACCAAGTGGCGCGGCTACAAGGACAGGTAGAAGCGTTGGAGCGCGTGGTTCTCGCGTTGGCCAAGGCGTTGCGCGACGGGTCTTATGTCTAAATCTCAACGCACGAAAGGTGCGGCTGGCGAGCGCGAGTTCTGCAAACTGCTCGCCGAGCACGGCTTCCCCGAGCCCAAGCGGCTGCTCGGCCAGGCGCGCGATGGCGGTGGCGACATACCTACTCCACCTTTTATGTGGGAGATCAAACGCAGGCAGAAAATTGCTGCGTACCAATTCATGCGCCAAGTCGTAGACGCGGTCGGCAACCACGTCCTGTGCGACGTGCCCGCGGTGGCGCTGCGCGCCGACGGTGAGGAGTGGCTGGTGCTGATGCGCGCTTCGGATTTGTTGCCCTTGCTGCGGGAGAAGCTGAATGGCCGCTAAACCCATCGTTTACCTCGCCGGAGGTATCGCCGGCCTCGTTGGCTACGACGCCGTGGACTGGCGCGAAGCGGCGGCGGAAGAATTGCGCGAACGCGGCATCGAGACGCTGAACCCAATGCGCGCCAAACATGTCATCAGTGGTGGCGACACCATCAGCCGCGACTTTCACGACTACGAACACCACGGCGCGTTTTTCACCAGTCAGGGAATTATGGTGAGGGACTTTGGTGATGTTAAACGCAGTGACGCGCTGCTGGTCAACCTGCTTGGCCTCGAAAAGCCATCGCTCGGCACCATCATGGAATTGGCGTGGGCCTACGCGATGCAGAAACCTGCCGTGGTGGCGATAGAGCCGAGCGGGAATCCACACGACGGGCATCCAATGATCCATGCCGCTATTCCGTTCCGCGTCGTTAGCTTGCAAGAGGCCGTGGACGCAGTGGCTGTTATCTTGGGGAGGTAGAGATGGCCAATAAAACTATTCGGTATGAAAGCGGCAGTTTGATGATCGAGAAAGAGCCGTACTCCATCACCGATACGTCCACTCTGCGGTTAAACGTGCGGACAAAGGGCGGGTCTTTTCACACCCTCTTGATAAGCGGGGTCAATGTGCACGAGGCGAAATGCGTCCGCAGCACGGTAAATCGACTTTGCGCCAAGTTTAAAGGATTAGCTGCGCAGATGTACCACCAACTCTGATGCCCTACATCCGCCAAGAGCGCCGCGAAGTCCTCGATAAATACCTTTACGGGCTGCCGGCGGAGATCGGGAGCGCAGGCGATCTGGCCTACGTCCTATACAGGTTGATGCTCAGCTATTGGCGCGCGGCGCCGAGTTACGCCCGCTGGGCCGAACTGCGCGGAATTGTGGACGACCATGTGGACGAGTTTCGCCGCCGGGTCGTTGAAGAGTACGAAAACCGAAAGATAGGAGAAAACGGCGATGTCACAAAGTAAGATTGAACTGAAAGATGGGATGCGGGTCGCCGCGTTCTTTAATGAAGAGGCGGACGGTTACCGGACAATTCTCCGTGTTGACGGGGAATGGCAAGCGCGCAGCGACAACGGGGTGCTTGCTCTCCGAGGCGAAGGGTATATCCGACAATTTATTACGGACGGCATTTACCGCCCCGTGGTTGAAGCGTCCAAGGTTTTTGTCGGGGTAGACCGAGTCGACCCCACCGAAGCCCAGAAGCGCAAAACCTTCCCCCTCGCTACCGGCTGCGTCGACTACTTCCCCGACGCGCTGTTGGCGGTGGCGGAGCTTTCGCGTATAGGCAACGAACAGCACAACCCCGGCAAGCTACTGCACTGGGACCGCGCCAAGAGTACCGACGAGGCCGACGCGCTGATGCGTCACTTCGTCGACCGCGGCAAGCTGGACACGGACGGCGTGCGGCATAGCGCCAAGGTTGCGTGGCGCGCTTTGGCGCTGCTGCAGAAAGAGATCGAGAAAGACCGCGAAGGCACGGGCGGCGAGGAGCATTTCTAAAGTGCCCTATAAAGACATCAGCCGCAAACGCGCCAGCGACAAAGCCTACTGGCGCAAGGTCAAGGGCGCCGGGCCCTCGCCGGTCTCGGCGCAGTACAACCTGACGGTCGGCACGGTCAAGGACCTCGGCATCAAGGTGCCGAAGTACGGCCTCAAGATCGCCGTGATTCCCGACGTGCAGGCCATGCCGGGGGTGCCGCTGCAACACCTGGAATGGGCCGGGAAGTACATCGCCGACAAGCGCCCGGACGTTGTTGTCTGCATCGGCGACTTTGGCGACTTCCCGTCCCTGTCGCACTTCGAGCGCGGCACACGCCTGTTTGAGGGGAGGCGCTACACCAAGGACCTTGACGCATTTCATCGTGCTATGGAACTGCTGATGAAGCCGATCGCGCGGGTGTCTGGGTGGGACCCCTACCTCGAATTTACCGAAGGCAACCACGAGGACCACATCGAGCGCGCCACGATCGAGGACGCGAAGCTGGAAGGGCTGATCTCTAAAGACGACCTGCGGCTGAAAGATTACGGCTGGCGGCAGCACGCTTTCTTGCAGCCGATCAGCATCGGCGGGGTAGCGTTCTGCCACTACTTTCCTTCTGGCGTCATGGGGAAGCCGATCACCTCAGCCCCCGCTCTGCTGCGCAAGCTGCACATGAGCGCCTTCGCTGGGCATCAGCAAGGGCGCGAGATCGCCTACAGCCGCCGCGCCGACGGGTCCAACATGACGGCGATCATTGCCGGCTCGTTCTACCAGCACGAGTACAAATATCTATCACCGTTCGCCAACGCTCACTGGCGGGGCATGTTCATGCTGCACGAGGTACAGGAAGGGCGCTGCGACGAGATGGCCCTGAGCCTTAACTTTTTGAAACGGCGGTACGGGAAGAAATGAACCCGCTCACCACCGAACAACGCTTCGCCCTGCTGCAACGCGAGACCGTGTACCAAGCCGTGCGCGACTTGATGCTGACCGGCGAGGCGACGGAGGACGAACGCACCGCCGCCCGCGAATGGCTGTTCAACGACGCCAAGGGAGACGGCTCGTTCTTGTGGGCTTGCTCGGATGCCGGTCTCGACCCGGAAGCGGTGCGCGCTGAAGTGCGGGCGCGGGAGGTTAAATGAAAATCTCTTGCGTGAATTGTAAGCATTTTCATAGAGGCGGTGCCTACGAGTACGACACGTGCGACGCCTACAAGCAGAAGGGGAGCGTACCCTACCAAGGCGAACTGTATAACGAAATAATTTACACCGCATGGGCCCAGTGCCTCGGACAAAAGTTTGAGCGCCGACTTTCGTTGTGGCAGCGGCTGGGTAAGCTGTGGGCTTAACCCCCCGCCCCTATCAGATCACCGGCCGCGACTTCCTGGCGTCGCACAGCCGCGCGTTGCTGGCCGACGAAATGAGAGTCGGGAAAACGCCGCAGGCGATTCTGGCGGCGGACAAACTTGGCGCGCAATCCGCGCTCGTTATCGGCCCCGCCATCGCCGTGCCGCACTGGTGGCGGGAATGGGATAAGTGGTACGACACGATAGGAACGGGCTTGCCCGCGCTCACTATCTTGAGCTACGACAAGGCACGCATGCTCTGGCAGTCCGGTGATTTGAAGGGTAAACGGTGGGATGTGTTCATACTGGACGAAGCCCACTTCTGCAAAAACCCGGAAGCCGCGCGCACGCAGATGGTGTACGGCAAGGGCGGCCTCGGCTACCAGGCTGGCGCTATCTGGGCGCTGTCTGGCACGCCCGCCCCGAAACACGCCGGGGAACTCTGGCCGATGCTGCGCGCTTTTGGCGTCACGTACCTGTCCTATGACGTGTTCGTGTACTACTACTGCTCTGGGTACTGGGACAGGTGGAGCCGCGAGTGGCGCGTAACCGGCACCCGCGAGGACAGGATCCCCGAGCTGCGGGAAATGCTCGCCAAGGTAATGTTACGGCGCACGCGCAAAGAGGTGGCACCGGACATGCCGGAGATCGACTTCCAGTTTCTGGAAGTGGACCCGGTGGCGGGGGTGGACATCAACTTCCCGCCGGCTTTGTTTGCCGACGATGATGTGCTTTTAGCAGCACTTGAATCAAACCCGCAGGCCAACCGCGAGGACCGCCAGGCAGTGGCGCTGGCGAAGGTCAAGCCACTGACCGAGGAAATTGCGTTCGCCATCGAGAACGAGTTATTGAAACAAACAGTGGTGTTCGGCTGGCACGTCGAGCCGCTGCAAACCTTGGCGTGGCAACTAAACCAGCGCGGTATCCGCTGCGAAGTAATTACGGGGGATACAACAACGAAGAAACGCGAGATGGCGCAGACGACGTTTCGCAAAGGTGAGACGAAGGTGATCGTCGCCAACATCCTCGCCGCCGGCACCGCCATTGACCTAAGCGCGGCGTCGCACGGATATTTTTTGGAGCTTGACTGGGTGCCCGGCAACAACGCGCAAGCGGCCAACCGGCTCATCAGCATGGAGAAAGCCGAGCCGGTAACGTTCGACGTCTGCACTTGGCTTGGTTCCACGGACGACCGGGTGCAGCGAGTTCTGATGCGCCGGGTTCGAGAGATTAATCAACTGATATGAGGAGATGGAAATGGTGAAGCTGACTTTTGATTTTGACAGTCTGAGTGCCGCGCGGGATTTCTTGATCGTGTGCGTTGGCGCGCCCCATCAGGAACCGGTGCCGGTCCCCGCTTCCGTGGCTGAAACGCCCAAGAAGCCGCGCGCCAAGAAAGCGGAAGCCCCCGCCCCGGCGCCAGTCACCGAAGCCGGTAAAACCCTTACTACAGAGGACGTGCAAGCCGCGCTGGAAAAGCTGTTCGAGGCGAAGGGCATGGGCATCTGCCTGGAAGTTCTCTCGCGGTACGGCGCCAAGTTCGGGCGCGAGTTGAAGCCGGAGCAGTACGCCGACTTCATCGCGCACGCCGGGAAGGTCGCCGCGGGCGGAGCAGTCTAGTGGCCCACGCCCGCCTCTCTGCCTCGGCCGCGCACCGCTGGATTCCGTGCGCGGGCAGTCCGAGCCTGTGCGAAGGCCTGCCCAATAAAGGCAGCATCCACACGGCGACCGGCTCGTTGGCGCACGACATCGCCGCGCGCTGCCTGACCAACCCCAAGGCCAAGCCGCAGATGTGCTTGGGAGAGAAGGCCACGCGCGACGGGTACGAAGTCACCTGCGATCAGGAGATGGTCGACGGCGTGCAGTTCTACCTCGACACCATCAAGGCCGATCTGGAGAAAGGCGATGAGACTTTTGTGGAAGTCGACCTCACCCCCGCCATCGCCAAGATCGACGCCGACCTTGGCGGTACGGCGGACCACGTGCGGTGGCGGCTCAAGGCCCAACACTTGCTGGTGACCGACCTCAAGTATGGCGCCGGCAAGGTGGTGGAGCCGACCGAGAACAAGCAGCTCCAGATTTACGCCCTCGGCGTGCTGCTGAGACTTGATAAGCCGGTCAAGGAAGTCACGGTACGCATCATCCAGCCGCGCATCGAGCACGAGGACGGGCGCGTGCGGGACTGGACATTTCCGGCCGTGGACCTGCTTTCCTTCGCCGCCGATGCTGCGGAATTCGCATCGCGCACGCGCGACGCCAACGCCCCACTGGTGGCGGGGGAAACCCAGTGTGTTTTCTGCCCCGCGCGCCGTGTCTGCCCGGAGTTGGAAAAACAGCACCACGCGCTGGTGGCGGCGCAGTTCAGTGAACTGCTGCCTTACGACCCGCAAGCCCTGAGCAAGGCACTGGATTCCATCCCGCTCGTCGAGGCGCGCATCAAGGCCCTCCGTGAGTTCGCCTATACCGAGGCCGAGCGCGGCAACCCGCCGCCCAACTACAAGCTGGTGGCGAAGCGCCCGGCGCGTAAGTGGTTGAGCGAGGAGGCCATCGTGCTGTGGGCCAAGAACAACGCCATCAAACCGTTCGAGGATCCCGCCGTGAAGTCCCCGGCGCAGATGGAGAAGGGGCTCAGTAAGGCGCAGAAAGAATTGATGGCGATGTACGTCGAATCTATCTCGTCGGGCAACGTACTCGCTCACGAGAGCGATAAGCGGCCGGCGGTCCACAAGGCGCTGGCTGAAGAGTTCGCTGTACTTGGTGAACAGAAATGAAAATGTCCTATGCGTGGGCGATGCCGAGCAAGTGGACGTTTGAAGTTGCTCCGCTACGTGATGTCATCCACCGGTACAAAAAACCAGGCGAGACGTGGGCGGACCCTTTTGCTGGTTTTAACTCACCCGCAGAGTTAACCAATGACCTTAATCCCACGTCACCTGCCGATTTCCACCTCGAGGCGGTTGAATTTTTGCGGCGCGTAGACATCCCGGTCGATGGTGTGATTTTCGATCCCCCATACAGCCTTACCCAAGTTTCTCGTAGTTACAAGGACCTAGGTAAGAAATTTAAGGGATCAGAAAACCCAACCGGGGGTTTTCCTAAAGCTAGGGACGAAATCGCTCGAATGGTGAAACCGGGTGGATACGTTTTGTCCTACGGGTGGAACACGGTGGGGATGGGGAAGAAACGCGGGTTTGAAAAAGTTGAGATTCTTGTTTGCTGCCACGGTGGCAACCGGAACGACACCTTAGTTGTGGTGGAGCAAAAGAGTTCGCTGTAATCCCGGGACAGCGGAGTGAGAAGAAGTAATCCCCCCGGTTTAACTACGAGGTAAGCACATGAAAGTTCACTTACAGAATGTTCGTCTCACTTTTCCTCAGATTTTCGAGGCCAAGCAGGTTAATGGGCAGGGCGAGCCGAAGTTCTCGGCCGCGTTCCTGTTCCCGCGCAACCACCCGCAGGCAGCGGAGCTCGCCAAGGCGATCGAGGAAGCCGGTAAGTCGAAGTGGGGTGAGAAGGCCGCGGTGATGTTGCAACAGCTCAAGGCCAGCGACAAGCTCGCCGTACATGACGGTGACGGTAAGAGCGACTACGACGGCTATGCGGGCAATCTGTTCATCAACGCGTCGAACAAAGTGCGCCCACTCGTCATCGACGGCAACCGCTCGCCGCTGACGGCCGCTGACGGCAAGCCGTACTCCGGCTGCTACGTCAATGCCATCGTGGAAATCTGGGCGCAGGACAACAACTTCGGCAAGCGCGTGAACGCGTCCCTGTTGGGCGTGCAATTCCTGCGCGATGGCGAACGCCTGGCGGGTGGCTCCGTGGCCGCGGCCGATGACTTTGAGGCCATTCCCGAGACCGCAGCGCCGGAAGCACAGAAGAGCGGCGCGGCCTCGTTGTTCTAAGTTCTGGAACGTAGAACGTCTGGCGGGGGTCATTCCCCGCCATATTTCTCTCAGGAGCCGCAAATGCTGTCGAACTGGCTGTACTCCCGCCTACGCCGCACAGAACCGACGTTGTCCAAGAACGCGCAGCGCCGGTTGGCGCACACAAGCGTGGTACACGACGGGCCGATGTACAACCGTCGAGGGCGGGCGACGCATGTTCGCTGGCTGCGGTTTGACATCGGACGGTTTCTGGATCGGAGTAAATATACTCCGTGACCCTCGCCGCTCACGGGGACTTTGAAACAAAAAGTGTGCTCGACCTCCGCGAGGTCGCGCTGCACAACTACGTCCGGCACCCAACAACGGACGTGTGGTGCCTGTCGTGGGCTATTGGCGACATGGAACCGGAAGTCTGGACTCCGGGTCAGCCTTGCCCGGAACGGCTCCGCCAGCACATCGAGGCCGGTGGCGAGTTTCACGCATGGAACGCCCCGTTTGAGATGGCGGTGTGGGCCGAGATCATGGTCAAGCGGTACGGATTCCCCCCTCTGAAGCCGGAACAGGTCTTTTGTGTGATGGCAAAGTCGTACGCTATGGGCCTCCCCGGCGCTTTAGAAGACGCGGCGCTTGCTCTCGGGCTGCACGTCTTGAAGGACACCGAAGGCCGGAGCCTGATGTTGCGAATGGCGCGGCCACGGAAAGTTCATTACCGCACACCAGAAAGCAAAGGGGTCCCGTTGTGGGATCATAATGAACACGACACGGAGTGGTGGGACGAGCCCGAAAAACGCGCTCGTCTTTACGCGTACTGTCAACAGGACACCAGGGTAGAACGTGAAGTTGACAAACGGCTCATGCCGCTCTCGGAGAAAGAGCGCCGCATCTGGCTGCTGGACTACAAGATCAATCAAAAAGGGATCGCCGTCGACCGCCCCAGCGCCGAGGCCGCAATCCGCATGGCCGAGAAGCTGAAGACCAAATACGACGCGCAGATGGCAGACGCTACGGGTGGCGCCGCCCAGACCTGCAACGCGCTCATCCCGATCAAACAGTGGCTGAATGACCACGGCTGTCCGGTTGACTCACTGGCGAAGCAAGACCTCGCCGACCTGCTGCCCTGCGAAACGCTCACCTCCGAAGTGCGCCGCGTGCTCACTCTGCGCCAGGAAGCGGCCAAGGCCAGCACCGCCAAGTTCGCGGTAATGACCAAGATAGCGGGAGGAGATGACCGCGTGCGCAACCTGTTCCAGTACCATGGCGCGGCCACCGGGCGCTGGGCCGGGCGCAAGGTGCAGGCGCACAACCTGCCGCGCGACGTGCCGCCGACGGAGATCGTCGACCGCATCCTGGAACACGTCCGCAACGGGGGGCACGAAGCCATCGACTTAATTTACGGCAGTCCGATGACGGTGCTGTCGCGCTGCCTGCGCGGGTTCTTCGTGCCGGCCAAAGGCAAGCTGCTTGTGGGCGGCGATTACTCCGCCATCGAGGGGCGCGGCACGGCGTGGATTGCGGGCGAGGAGTGGAAGCTCAAAGCCTTCCGCGCCGCCGATGCCGGTACCGGTCCGGGGATATACGAGCTTGGCGCTAGTCGCATCCTTCACGTCCCGGTCGAGACCATCAAGGACCCGTCGTTCGAGCGCCAAGCATACGGCAAGGTGCCGGAACTAGCGTTGGGGTATCAGGGCGGGGTCGGTGCCTTCCAGACGATGGCGAAGACCTACGGCGTGCAGGTCACTGACGAGGAAGCCGAGCGCATAAAACTGGAATGGCGCGCGTTACACCCGAAGACCAAGGCGACGTGGTCCGCGCTGCAAGACGCCGCCGTCGACGCCGTGCGTCGACCAGGCGAGGTATTCCAAGCCGGGCACCCAAGTCGCCCGGTAAAGTTCAAGAAGGTCGGAAGCTTCCTGTGGTGTTTGCTGCCGAGCGGGCGCGCGCTCTGCTACCCCTACCCAAAGCTACTGCCGGGGAAGTTTGGCGAACAGCTAACTTACATGACGGTGCCGTCCCCCGACGATAAAAAGAAAGGCAAGATCATCGCCGACCCGCACAACACGGCGACGTGGGCGCGGGTCGGCACCTACGGCGGCAGCTTGCTGGAAAACGTGGTGCAGGCCGTGTGCCGCGACCTGTTGGCCGAGGCCATGCTGCGGTTGGATGACGCAGGCTGGGATGTTGTGCTCCACGTTCACGACGAAATTGTAAGCGAAGAAGGGATTATGGCCGATCCGCAGAATATGACAGCGATTATGGGCGTGGTGCCGGAGTGGGCTCGGGAGTTTCCGATTGCGGTGAAATGCAAGGCGATGACCCGGTACGGAAAGTGAAGGCCTATTACAACGAAAACGATCCATTCGCCGCGCAATGGTTGCGCAACCTGATAGCCGCTGGATTGATTGCAAAAGGGGAAGTCGATGAGAGAGACATCAGAGATGTTAAACCCCTCGACCTGCTGGGATACACCCAATGCCACTTCTTCGCCGGCATCGGCGGATGGAGCTACGCCTTGCGCCTCGCCGGATGGCCCGACGACCGGCCCGTCTGGACTGGCTCCTGCCCGTGCCAACCTTTCAGCGCGGCAGGCCAAGGAAAAGGGACTGCTGACGAGCGGCACTTATGGCCCGCGTGGTTCCACCTCATCGAGCAGTGCGAGCCCGGCGTCATCTTTGGTGAGCAGGTTGAAGCAGCGATTAGGCACGGCTGGCTCGACCTTGTTCAGTCTGACCTGGAAGGAAAAGGCTACGCCTTCGGGGCGGTCGGTATCCCTGCTGCGGGTGTCGGGGCACCGCATATCCGGCAGCGGTTGTGGTTCGTGGCAACTGGCCGGTACCCCGCGGTGCGACGAGAGGCGCAAATCGCCGGCGACTACCAAGGGCCGCGCTCCGAATTTATGGGCTCTGGCGCGTTACGCTTTTGGGATGAGTACGACACACTCACGTACTCCGACGGGTTTAACTACAAGATACCTCCGGTTAAACTCGGAATTCAGCTCATGGTACATGGGCTACCCGCCAGAGTGGGACGACTGCGCGGCTACGGCAACGCCATCGTCCCGCAAGTCGCGGAGCAATTCATCCGCGCCACCGGACTCGCCGAATGACCAATAGACTCTACACCGCCCTCGCGCTCGCCGCGCGCGGTTTCCTTGTCTTCCCGATCAAGGCGGGGGCGAAGTTCCCACCGTTGGTCAAGAACTGGCCTGCTCGCGCGTCAACAGCCGTTGACGCACCGTGGCCCGAAAACGCCAACGTCGGGATCCACTGCAAGGGCCTCGTCGTCCTTGACGTGGACGTGCGCGCCAACGGTGACGAATCCTTCGCCAAGCTGGAACTCACGAACGGCCTGCCCCCGACTCTGACCACGCGCACCCCCACCGGTGGCAGACATTTATTCTACCGCCTGCCGGAAGGCCACCCGGGCGTACCGAACGGCGCCAACAAGCTCGGCCCGGGCATCGACATCAAAAGCACCAACGGGTACGTCCTCGCTCCCGGTAGCGAAGTCGAAGCCGGGCGCTACCGGTTCGAGGCCGATGTGCCGATTGCGGAGGCGCCGGTGTGGCTTGTCCAGGAATTGGGTGCGTCCACGATTCGTGAACAAAAGGAAAAAATGGACGTATCGGACGCCCCCGAAGAGGTCGTTTCCCGCGCTCAGGAGTGGCTGGCGAAACGGCCCAAAGGCGACGAAGTCTTCAAGACCGCTTGCGGGTTGCGCGATTTTGGTGTGTCCGAAGACCAAGCCCTGACGCTGCTGGCCGAACACGATGGCCGCCCGATCGACACGTTAAGCCCAAAGGTCGAACACGCGTACAGGTACGCGCAAAACGAACCGGGTGCGCGCGCGGCGAGCGCGGAGGATTTCCCCGTCGTCGAACAACCCGCCCCCAAACCGCGCCCCAAGTTGTTGCGCCTGACCGAACTGGCTGCGCAGCCGAGTGGCACCGGTTACCTCATCAAAGGGCTGCTGCAGCGCCGCTCGCACGCCGTCATGTACGGCGCCCCCGGCGAGGGCAAGACTTTCGTGGCGCTCGACATGGCGTACCACGTTGCCGCCAGCAAGGAGTGGCAGGGCAACAAGGTGCATCCCGGCACGGTGTTCTACCTCGCCTACGAAGGCGTTGGTGGTTTGGCGAAGCGCGCCGCCGCTCTCACCCGCCTGCACGGCGATGAGGACGCCCCCTTCTACCTCGTGAGCGCTGACTACAACCTGCGCGAAGCGGCCGGGCGCGAGGCGCTTGGTGAGGACATCGCCACGCTCCCCACGAAGCCGGTCCTCATCATCATCGACACCTTGGCGCGCGCCATGAAGGGCGGCGACGAGAACAGCGCCCAGGACATGGGCGCGCTAAACGACTCCGTGAGTGCCCTGATCCAGTCAACCGGCGCGTGCGTGCTGCTCATCCACCACAGCGGCAAGAACAAGGCGAGCGGCGCGCGCGGGTCCAGCGCCCTGCTCGGCGCCATCGACACCGAGATCGAGATCGACGCGCGCCAGATTTTCACCCGGAAGCAGCGCGACGTGGAACCGGCACACCCGCTCGGGTTCAAGCTGACGCCAGTGAGCGTCGGGATGGATGCCGACGGCGACGCGGTGATGAGTTGTTACGTCGAGCCCGCCACGCCGATTGTCGAGCGCATGGCCGGGTTGAGCGAGAACGCGCGCCTCGGGTTCGAGGTGCTGGCGGACCTGTCGCCGGACAACGAAACAGTGGACGGGGACCGGTGGCACTCCAAGTGCCGCGAGTTCCTGCCACAGCAGGACGCCGCCGCGCGCAAGGCGTTCTACCGTATCCGGAGCACTTTGGTTAAACGCGGCCTGGTGGAAGAAACTCCCAACGGCCGATTTCAGATGAGATTGGAATGAAGACCGAGAAAACGGTAATTATCGTCTTAGAGACGGAGGAAGAGTGCGACCGCCTAAGAGCGATCCTGAGAATTTTCGACGGTCAAGCGACGCAATTTTTCTCAGATGCTCGGGGTAAGCATCCTTACCTGCGGGCGGGGTACGACGCGGACCAGTGGGCCGCCATGCAACAGATGGCAGAAGCGTTATGGGGATACACCCTGTGACCCTCCTACTCATCCTTTTCCTCGCCTGCGGCGACGGTGCCCTCGGCCCGCCGCAGGTGCCGGACATCAAGGTGGTGGTCGCGTGAACCTCGTCTCCCCCGCCCACTTCAACGAACTGTGCTTCCCGCAGGATCCGGTGCCGCTGCCAAAGCTGTGGCGCTGGTGCCGCAACGGCGCCCTGCCGGCGCAAAAGATCGGCGGCGATTGGTACATCGACGTGGACGCCTTTCAGCAAAAAGCCGAGGAAAAACAGCAGCCTGCGCCGCCCGTGAACTTAGTGGTTGACCGCTTGCGGCGAGTGTGATGTGATAAGTACATCGTGAGCCTTTCTGAAAGCATGAAAACAGACCAAGACCGGGAGGACGCCGAACGGCGGGCTTGGTCGCTCGGGGACTACGTCGACCAAGACTGTCCGAACTGCGGTCGACATCGCCTTTGCGCTTGCCCAAACGGCAAGCATCGCTGCGAGAAATGTAACTGGTGTCCAGAGGACGGCGATTACGCGCCGACGAACTGGTAATGGCCCGCCCCCGCACAACGCAGAAAGACCTGCCCCCGGGGCTGTACTGCTACCCCGGGCGCTCCTGTTACATCCAGGTCGGGGAAATGAAACCGGTGGCGCTCAACACCCAGGACCGCGGCGAAGCCTTGGCGATCTACTGGGAGTTCAAGAAGCTCCACGACACCGAGAACACCACCAAGCGGGCCGACACCTTGGCCGACAAACTGACACTCGCCGCCAAAGGGGCGGACGTGACGACGGTGGCGGACTACGCGCGGATTTGGCGCACGACCCATCTGCCGACGCTGTTGAAGCGCACCGGCAAACCAATCAGCGAGAAGACACGAAATGACTATTCCCGAATGCTTGAATACGCTGTGGAGGGAAACGATACCTTCCAGTCTCTTGCGATCGGCAACGCGAGAACTCGTGACCTACGGCAGTTTCTGGCTCAGTGGATTTCTGCACCAGCCTACTATAATTACGTCAAGGCAGTTTTATCTCGAATGTTCGCCCAAGCCGTCGACGAAGGACTCCTCGACTCCAACCCCGTGACCGACGTTGTCAGGCGCGCCACTGCCCGCCGGGAAGTAGTCCTGCCGATGGCGGATTACCTCAAGATCACGGCGCAGCTTGAAGAGTGGGAAGCCCGCGCTTGCGACCTCGTCTACCTCATCTCCCACCGCCCCGGCGACGTGCTGCGGCTGCAAGACCGCGCACCGTGGGTGCGCTATGAAGTGCGCGACGGGCGCGACGTGGTCGTTGTGTCGTTCACCGCCACGAAGAACGAACAGGCCGTCGAGATCGCGGACGACATGCAGACGCAGGGCGGTATCGAAGCCACGTTGCAGTGGTTCCGACGTTGGAAGGAAGGGCAGGGAATCGTCTCGAAGGCCGTCGTGGTGTACCCCAAGACGGCGCGCCGCCAGGATGTCGGGCGGGCGATTTCGCGTGACTACTTATCCCGCAGGTTTGCGGAAGCGGCCACGAAGGCGGGATTTGAAGCGGGGACGTATACGTTGCGCGACCTGCGCAAGACCGGCCTTACAGACGAGGCGCAGCTTGCGGGCGAGGCGACGAACAAGGGCGGGCACAAGACTGAACAGATGCGGCAGTATTATGTGGTCGGCAGCGTGCCTCAAAGAGTGCGGAACAACTTGGTGGTGATGCGGGGGAGATAATGGACACAAACGTAGCGACTATGATCGGCGGCCGTAAGTTTAACCGGTGGGATGAAGAGATTATCCCCTGCCGTTTATGCGGTGGGCCAACCACTATGCCGGGGACGAGGCTGTGCGACCGTTGTTGGGAACTGGAACGCCGCGTGCAAGCGGATCCGGAACTAGCCCGCAAAATCCTCCGGACTCCAGGCTAGTTCTCGCAAAATTCTCACAGAATTCTTACAGCACCCACCTAAGTCCTTGAAAAATGGTGGGCCGTGTAGGGGTTGAACCTACGACCCGCTGATTAAGAGAGAGAAGGGTGAAACGAGGATTTGTGTTGCAGGACAAGAAGTTAAGGTTGTTTGCGGGGAGTCGCATACCTTAATATACTTTCATTCAGTTACAGCTAGTTACAAGAGGGTTTTTACAGCAGATGAAAACACCACGCGAAAAGTACCTAAACGATCCAGAGTACCACCAGCTCGTTGGTATGTTGGAGAATTTTATTGAACACGCACGATTCACCCCCTCTGAGTTGCGTGAAGCGTTGGTGCTAGCGTGTATTAACTACGAGACGCGTCATGTTCGTGGACGAACCATTGACCCGCGAGCAGAAGAAGCGTTCCGTGTTCTGGACGAATTCACTACGCGCAGGCCAAGACGGTAATAATCCACGGCCCCCATCAAGCGCGTCCCACGAGAGGGGAAGGATAAATAGGGGAATTACATGCATGACTCCCTCGATTGACATGGTTAATTTCAGCGATGACGAATACCTACGTTGTGACCTGTTCGGGGGAGAGCGTGACGTGGACATTCGTTGTCGCACCGTGAAGATAACGAAGGTCAGAAAATCGCATAAGTGCCACGGGTTCGACAGAGAAACGCACGGCCATACGATCAACCCCGGAGAGCGGGCACGCTACGAAAAGGCCATCGTTGATGGCAAATGGGAGCGGTACTACGTGTGCCTTGGCTGTATGGACAAATTCCTTATTGAGTACTGCGATATGAAGCCACGCACCCACTGAACGGAAGTCAAGTATATAAATCCCATAAATAGGAGGCTTTTATGCGCGGAATACTTCTGGTGATTTTTGCGGCGAGCCTGACAGGCTGCGCCGCGGGGAAGTCCTACCAACGCGAATGTGAGGAACAGACGGCGACGTTCCCCGCGATGGTGCGGTGCCTGAAGACTGCTCTCGATGCCGACCGGCGGCCATACAGCGAAGAGACAAAACTGTACGTGATGAAGGCGGAACAGCTAAGCCAGAAGGTTCAGCGCCAAGAGATGAGCGACGCCGACGCACGGGTGGCGTTGCAGGAGTTACGCGTTCAACTGAAAGCGAACGGGGCGGTGACAGCGCCTACCCGCACCCGTTGCCGGCGGGTGCAGAACGTTCTTTACTGCCGCAGTTACTGACCTACCAAGTAAACTCGATGTTCTCCGCCTTGTGCGCCATAATCAAGGTAATCACCGCGTCGCGGACTTCTCGGTGCGGAGCAAACTCAGACAGCTTCCACTGTTGGGGAACAATGAACGACATGCTGGCCTCGTCCGGAGGTGGCGGAATGCGTAGCTTCTGCTTCCACTGCCGGCCATCGGCGGCCGTAAACTCGTAGCGGAATTCGTCCGAGTCTACGTCGCCGAGGCGCTTGACAAGGAAACTCGCCAACGGGACCGCAGCGTGCACCGAGGCCAACAGCGTCGCCAACTGCGAAACCACTCGCGCAATCTCCTGAGTGGGAGCCTCTACCGGATCCTGCATCTCAACGCTGATGGTGGAGTTCGCACTGTGATAATGAGCTGACGCCATAAGTACCTCCGCGGTTTACTGTTATCTTTCCGCTTCTCCCTGCACGCTGAACTCGTCTGATAATTGGTCGAGGAACGTCGCGATCTCAACCTGTACGTCCTCCGGCTCGCTCGCCATGCTGCTCCCCAGGCGCGCGATCAGTCCCGGCATACGCGCCGCTGGTATCTCCGTGCTGCGCGCCAGGAAATTCACGAACTTCGGATTGGTAAACGCCCGCGCGCTCATGTTGGCGCCGCTGGCGATGCCCAGGATCCGCAGGGTAATGCCGCCCTGCCCCGCCAAGGCCGATCCTGCCACACTTGTACCAAGACCAATGTTGGCGATCGCCCGCGCCGTACCGGACGGGTTGGCGAATACCCTGCCCGCTTCACGGAAACGCTCTGCGACCTTGGCGACGACACCCATGTCGTGGGTGAACTTCGCCCCACCAGAGGTGCCTTGGGTCAGCGCCTGAAGGGTGCCTTTGTTGCGGCCGTACTTGCTCCAGTTGGTCAGGAAGGTGTTAAGAGAGAAGACGTCACCCGCGGCGTCCTGCGCGCCGGGGGAGGCACGTCCCATCCGGTCAAAGATGGTCGCCGCAACCACATCCCAGTTATCCTTGCCAATCGAGCGTTTAGCCGCATTCATGACCGTTGGTCCGGCGTGCCCAGACCGCTCCAGAGCCACGAACACCCGCTCGGGGATATCACTGGTCGTCAATGGGGCCAATCGTTGGTCCAGGCGGCTCATAGCGGCTTGGTAATACTTGTTGGACCGCTCAAAGGCAGCCAGTGCCTTCGGATCGGTCGCCCGAAGGTGGGCACGTAAGTCGTCAGTCATGGCGGCGTACAGCTTCTTGAGCTGCCCTTGCGGCAGGTTCGCGGCATAGGATTCAGGGATAAGCCCGCCAACGCTCGATCGGAAAGTACGTAAGTCCTTGTACGCCATGACGCCGCCGCGGCTGACATCATCAAGCCGCTCGGCAATCTTGGCGAGTTGCGGGTAAGCCGCCGCGTTCACGGGGTCCGCCAGCTCTACCATCGCGCCACGGGTGTTGTTTGCCCGGACCGAGATACCGGGGGCGACAATCTTCGCCACCTTGGCGTCGAGTGCGCGCCACGTGTTCTTGAAGTTGCGGACGTAGTCTTTGATACCGCCCTTGATCGCCGTGCCAGCCGTGTCGGTCGAGCGAATTGGGGCGATTCCCGCGGCAGCATTGTCGACATAGTTGTACATCTGGCGCGCTGTTTTCTCCGCATAGGTCGCCATGCGGCCGGAAGAGCCGGGCAGGATGGCGAGACCGGCCTCGATTGACTCATTGAACCGCCGCCCGGTCGCCATGCCGACGGTGGGGGTTGCCCCCGCCTCGGCAAATTCTTTAACAGACTTCTCCATCGCCCGGCGGGTTCCATCTCCACCCCGCACAAGACGACGCACGCTGCCCGCCGCTGCGGCCGGCGCGAGCGTGCCGATCAGCAGACCCGTAATCTCGGCCGCCTTGGATTCGGGGGCGATTTCCTTGGCCGTCCCCGCGCCGAGGCCACCAAGGGCGGCAAGGCCGGTCTCAGCTTTGGCGAACGCCGCGGGGGCCGCCTTGGCAGCCTCGACAGCGGGCTTGAACAAGGAGGCACCTTTCCTTCCCATCTCGGCAGTCTTGAGGACCGCCCCGGCCGGCACCAGAGCCGCGCCAACCTCTTCCCCAACTCGGCGGGAGATACGCCCCCCTGCCGAGTCAGACTCTTCCGCAGTGAGGCCAGACTCCACCCCCGCCCTCTTGACCTCTTCCGCGCTCATCGGCAGGTTGGAGGGGTCAACCCCGAGCTTTTCTCCCGCTGCGCGCACAAGGCTGCCCGGCAGGTTCAGCATACCCGCGAGCCCTTCCAGAACACCGCTGGCGGGCTGGCCGAGCGCGTCCGCGATCTGGTTCACGAAGTCGGGCATCCGGTCGCTGATGGCGCGGTTCATGCGCGCAGCGGGGGCCTCGGGGTCGGTCTCGGAGGCATCGTCTCCGCCCCCAAGATGCTGCTGGAGCACGGCAAACGCCTGCTCCTGAGTGGCACCTTCCGGGCCCTCAATCTCGTACTCCTGGCCCTCCGGCGACGTAAAGGCGAAGGTCGTCATTTGACCTTAACCTTCCACCCACTGGGCAGCCCTGACGCAGCGGACGCTTTCTTATTTGTCATCAGAAACCGGGCGTATTGGTCGGCGTCCATCCAGCCCTGACCTTTCAATTCCTTGGCTTGCTCTTTCGGAAACAACTGCGCCTCGCCGTTCTGATCGAACAACGTGGTAGTCCTACCGATGACGGGGCTTTTGTAGCCTTCCAGATTCTTCTTCGGACTGGCCTCAATGTACTGACGCCGCGCTTCGCCTTCCTCCGCGGCCTTCACGCCAAGGGATATATTCCCGATGAGAATGTTCAGGTTCACCTTGTCGTCCAGCTTGATGCCGGGCTGCGTGCGGTCCCACGCGCCACGTTCGACGGCGGTGTCGATCGACCGCGAGAAGCCCGAGAACGTCGTCACGAGGTTTTTCAGGTTGATCTTGTTGAAATTCGCCTCCAGGTCTTGCAGTTCGGCGTCGGTGAACCGCTTTAGCCCGCCCACCGTGGCGAACGGACCTGTGCCGCCAAGCGAGCCCTTGGTGTACTGCATGAGCTTAGTGATGCCTTCTTTCGCCACGTCGACCTGATCGGAGATTTTCAGTGCGTTCGTGGCTTCATCGTTGGCGAGCGTTCCCGCCGCCGTGGACTGCGCCTTCGTGCCCGCCAAATTGCCCTGCAACGTCGGGTCGGAACTGGACTTAATAACCGGCTTTCCAATCGGCTGCCTTGTAGCGGGGTCGACGATCACACCACGGCGGGCATCAAACGCCTTCACCCCTTCCGCGGTTTCGACCGGGACGAAGTACTCACCCCGCCCTTTGGCGCTCTGGTTCGGGTCCAGCACAAGATCGCCGTAGTTCCCGCTGGTCTTATATTTCTGCACGGATTCAGGGAGGTATTGGCTCAACTTGTCTAGCTCAGACGCTTTTAATTCCGCGATGCCGGCACGCTCCTTGTCAGCAGCGAGTTTCAACGCTTCGCGGGTGTCCCCCCACTGAAGCGCTTTCGCGGCGCCGTCCTCTTCACCGTGCTTCATAAATATCCCGGCCGCGCGGCGGGCGAATCCCTTCGGGTCAGCTTCCATGTCCAGCCCTTCCTCTGCCGCCACCCGGGTCATTTCATCCCGCGCCTTCGCCAATCGTTCCGCCCGCTCCATCTCGGGCGGCTTCGGAAGCACGCCCTTCTCGATCAGCAATTTACCGAGCATACCCCCCGCGGCGGAACCCATCATGGATACGCCACGCGTGCGAGGGTCTGCGCCCTTTGTCTGCTCGGCAGTGCTCTCCATCAGGGATGCAAGCTGCTGCTGCATAAGCTGACGCGGGGTCAGGGTCGGATTGCCGAAGAGGTCGACGGCCTGAGATTGTTTCGCTTGTGCCATGATCGTCTCCTATTTCGGCGTCTGTGGCATGCCGAACGCGCCACTGATTAGATTCCCGAAGAAATCGGCGCGTGCGCCACGGTCGGCTTCCGCCCCGGCGTATTGCAGCTTCGGCCCACCAGCCGCCACGTTGGCCGCAGCGATGTCGCGCGAGGCGCGTAGGCTCTCGGCGTTAAACAGTCCTGACATGAATTGGGAAGGCATCGACGCCTCCATCGCGAGTTGGATACCCTGCCCCGCGCCCTCCAGCAATCCCGCGCGCTCGCGACGCGCTTCCTCGGAGGCCAGGAGCTGGGACTCCAGGTCCGCCATCGCCTCGGCGCCGAAGAAGCTCGCCATCTCCGGATTCTCGCCGCGCGCCCCGGTGCCAAGGCCCAGGCGCCCTTGCTGCAGCAGGCGCGACTCCAAGGACCCGAGCTGGGAGCCGAACTGTGGCGCGCGGCGGGCGCGGAGCAGGGAGAGGGTGCGGTTTGTGGCGTCGCCCTCGTCGAAGGCAGCCAACTTGCTCATCAAGTTGCCGAAGAAGTCCATCCCGGATCCGGCAGCGGCATTCAGCCGCGGGTCCAGGTTAAAACTGAGGCCACTCTTGTCGTAAGTCCCGGTACCGGCGGCGCTGCGGACTCGCAGTGGCGTGAAGTTGCGCAGGTTCTCGCCGATCTGAAACAGTTGGCGCGAGGCATCACCGCCGGCCTGTCGTGACCCGGAGAGCCCGAGGCCGCTGGTTAGGTTACTAAGGAAGCCCATTATCTTGCTCCTGTCATTTCTTCCGCCACCGGGCGACGAGTTTTTTCACCGTCTCGGTTTCGTAAATCCTGATCGTGGTCCAAATAATTGTGAGTAGGGCGGCAACGGCGGGCAAAAAGCCCACAACCGCCCCCAGCATGGTCCCGATGCTCACGCCATCGCCGAGATGTTTCAAAGGTGTGGTCCCTGTGGTCATGATTGGTTTATGGGGTCAGTTTCCAGCGTGCGCGCACCGCCATGACGCCCGGGGGCGTCCCCAATCCCGGCATTGGAATATTGTCGATGATTAAATGCGCGCCATGCAGGATATCAACCACAGAATCGCCCAGGTAGTCATGCCGCGCGGCCAGCGCGCGGCAGAAAACGTCATCCGTGGGGTTGATAACGACGATCTGGTAGTCTGACAGGTCATTGCCGAGGAACGGGTGCGGAACCAACGTCATATCCGCATTCTTGAGCTCCTGTGTAGCCGGGCGGGCTAGTTCGTCGGCGATTATCTTGGCGTTTTCCGGAGCGCGCATGAAGGCATACAGATCGCTCAAGTCGTTTTCTAGTTGTGCCGCGCTGCTACGCTCCCCCTTAAGGCTCGTTGCTAGGCGAGAGCGTGCGAGGTCAACAACTCGCCCCCTTGGGTTTATCTTGGTCGGACCGTTATTCGCCCAAGGCGGGTCCGCAGCGACGTACGCCATGACAACCGCGCCCGTCGTTTTGTGAATGGCGGCGAACGTAAATAACGGCACCGGATCGCCGGCCCTGTAGGATTCGTACGGTGGCGATGATTGCACGTAACGCTGTTTAGCGTGCACTACTTCCCCCGAAGCACTGGAATTCGTACCCAGGCTGATGCGCGTTAAATACGATGCGCCAATAGCAGTGAAGTTATGCTCATCAAATCCCGCTATTGTGCCTCTCCCCAAAGTTCCCCCAGCACCCAGAGTGATGCGTACTTGCGGATAAAATCCATATTCACCACCAGGTAAAGTTAGAAGTGCTGACGCAGCCGATGTGGAGACCTCCCCGGTTGTGGTTTTAAGTTCTGCTTGCCCGACAGCACTATCCCCCATCATGGCTTGGGTGATAGTGTCGTTAGAAATCGTGTCTACTAAAGCCCGGCCGCTCGCCCTGATATAGTCAACAACGTGGACGGCATTGGCCGCCGTGGCAAAACCGATCAGCCGATCTCCGGCTGCGGTCGTGATGTTCGCGCCACCCGGGAGATTGTTGTTTGTGGCGTGGTGCGTTAACTGAAGCACACCGTCAAACTGGAGCATGAACAACATGCCCGCCGGGACGGTATAGGACGCTATCGTGGTGGTGCCCGTTACATCGAAATAATTACCGTCACTGTCCATCCCCAGCGGATCGGCGCTAGCGAGGTCGCCGCCTTTTGCCCAGTACGTCGACTTCCCGGTCATGGTTACGGTGCCGGTGTGAGTGTTGTTACCAGAGAAGGCGTTGGTGCCGGAGTGAGTGTTGTTGCCGGAGAAGGTCTTGTCGCCCGCAACGGTCTCCGTACCGGTATCATGCACCACCGCGTTGTCATCCGATTTTGACGCGATCGCCGTAGCGATAGCGGCCAGCTCGACGTCCACTTCCGAGCCCAGAATCTTTTTTGCCGCATCGCCCGTCGTGAGCGCATCTTTCACCGAGAAGTCAGTGGTCTGTGTATATTCGCTCATGAATTCCCCCTAAAACGCCAAACGACCAAGCTTGGCCGCCAATAAAACTTCCTGAAACGCAATCGCCGCCGCGTCTACCGTCACCGTCATCCCGATCCGCAGGACTTGGCCGTGCGAGTCCGGGTGGATGCGCGCGTCGCCAAAAACATCGCCGCCCGACCATTCGCCCAGTCCCCACTCAGCAATGCCCCATTCGGAAGGAGCGGCCGCGACATTCAGAGCGGCGGTGAGGGATGAAATAGATTCGGAGTAGTCGTACCCCCAAACATAAGTAATGTCGTAGTTGGTGCCGGCCAGGACGCGCAAGCGCCACGACTTGGGAAATTTCAGGCGCGAGGCGAGTCCTATACGGCCGGAGGCGTCGGCATCCCCGAAGTCCACCCAGGTCGAGCGGTAAGCCAGGACGTAGGTACCCGCGGCACCGTCGTTATAACCAGCATACGTCGCCACAATGCCGTCGCCGCCGAAGTACAGTGTGCGGTCCGAGGCCGAGTAGGCGGAGCGCACCCCGATCCCGGTCCAGCGCGTAACCTTGGCCGAGCCATCGGGGTTCGGAAACCGGCGGTCGAAGACCCAGGTGATGTCGTCGTCCGTCAAGAAGACGGCATAGAATCCTTCGGCCTCGTGGTAGACGGCTTTGACGTTCGCCGCCGTTTCTGCCCCCACTTCACTTATGAACTCGTCACGGACGTTAACCGACAGATCACCTAGTGACTGGCGGCCCCCGGCTTCGATGGCGCGGGCCAGGGAGCGCACCCCCGACGCGCTCAGGAACAGCAGGTCATTGCCTGTATTCGCTGGAGTGTCGCGCGCGATGCAGCCGACGCCGTCTATCTTTTCTTCGAGGACCATCGTGGACGGGTCGAAGGCGCCGGAGTACAACAGGATCGCGCGCTTACCGAAGATAACGAGGTAGTCCTCGATCGAGCTGATCGCGACAACCTGATCGCCACCCCAGACTTCTTTCAGGTCGAGAGTACCGGCCGCGCCTCCACGGAAGATGTGCGGCAGTAGTGTGTCGCTGAATTCAACAACCGAGGCGTCGCCGTCGCTGGTAACCCAGATGCGGCCAAACGCCGAGTGGCACGCGTTGCCGTTCGGCATCTTGCGGGTAGTCCAGACGACGGTGTTGTCCGCCGTGGTGTCGCCTACAGTGAGGTCCCATGTTGGCTCGGTGGTCGCGTGTGACGTGCCCGTCGTCGTGCAGTGGAAATACAGCGTCTCATTACCCGAACCGGCGCGAACAACATCGCCAACAGCATAAACAGTGTTAGCAACCCAAGCAGTAATGCTCTGCTGAAGCAGACTAAAATTTCCTGTAGTACGGACGATAGGATCATGGCCCGCTTGAAACCCCACGCACTTGTTGGCGATGTTCTGAAACTGCCAGTGGTCGGCGGTGATGCCGGTCACGTCATCCGCCGTCGCCGTGATGTCAGTCAGGGCCGTGGTGCCGGAATACAGTTTGTTATTGGCGGCCAAGATAATAGCCTCGGTGCCATCTGAAGTGACCTGCTCGAAGATGGCGCGCATCGCGCCCGCTACGGCCGTTGGGATGGCGACGGTTTTGGCGTAGGGACCAACGGACGAGGCTCGTTCAAGTTGCGCGCCCCAAACCTCAAACACACCATCGCCGCCGAAATTTATATCTACAAAAATTGTAGCCCCAAACCCGCCATCAACGCTGGTCTGCGTTATTCTCTGAAACGAGGACGTTAAAGCCACAAAGTCAGAGTCGCCGTCACTTATGTCAAGATTTACGCTTGTCGGCGTCCCTGATATCTGTCTCGCCCATACAGAAAACGTATAGGTGTCCCCGTCATGGAGAAAATTCGTTTGTTGTCTAAGATGATACGAAGCCCCCGTTACAGTAATTTCATCCGCTGTTAATGTGCCGTCCGGCGCAGTTCCAGTGTTTGCAACAACTGTGGCGTTATTTTTCTCCCAAGTTGCGTGGTCAAATTCCTCGCTGCGCGTCAACAGGTTCATCCCGCCAGCGGCGGGGTCGCGCCCCTTGCGCGCCGCCAAGCGCCCCTTGGCGTCAATGACGCAGTTGGTCGCCTGGGACGCCCATTGCAGGCCGGGGGCGGTGTTGAGCTGGGTATTGAGGCCGTAGAACCCCGGGGCCGCCAGCCTCAGCGGATAGAGGCCGCTCATACCAGGGCCGCAAAACCTTCGTCTGGGCTGAACTCCTGGTCGCGCATCGTGGCTTGGTGCAGCGCGTAATCGGCAGCACGCTGCGCCTCGGCAAAGCTGGTTCCGCCATCTTCCCCGCGTTCACGCAGGGCCAAGGTATAGGCACGCTCCAGCACTGGGGCCGCCGGCACCGTCAGGACGGTCGCGTCCGCCGCGAGGTCGGCCTGCGGGACCACCATCGGCACCTTCATGGAGTAGGTGCCCGTCGGGGTCGGGTACAACGTCATTTGGAGCAACCCAGCAGCCGAAACGCCGCGGATGCGATAGTAGACCGGGGGTCCGCTCTGCACGGACCCGATGTAAGCCTGCTGGTCGATAAACCAGTCCGGGGCCGGGGTCAGGATGCGGTCGTTGGTGTCGTCGTAGATTTCGCGAGTCGGGGTCCAAAACCGACTGCGCTCGGTGGAGCCCGTCACATCGTAGCTGGACGTGCCGTTCGCCGTACTGAACGACAGCACCGAGCGCAGCGCGTGCCAGTCCCAGGCGTCCTCGATCTCGCGCTTGGCTTGGTTGATGAGCGCGCCAAGCAGGGTCGAGTAAATCGTGGACGTGACAGAAGCCGACTGTGACTCGCGCAGCCGCTTCTGGAGGTCATTCGTGATAGTCAGCCAAGTTGCCATGAATTACTCGTCGAGCGGAATTTTGAAGGGCGCGAGCGTGACCGTATCCCCGGAAAGGCCGAGGTAGCGGAGCCCGCTGGGGAACAATTGACGTACCTGCTTGACGCCCCGAATTTCCTTGAAGTGCGGATAGCGGTTGTCCCAGTCCGCGATCAGCGCCGGGACGAGGCGACCGAGTTCCCGACAGGCGAAGACACGGCTGTTGCCCGACTGAACCGTCTGACGGCCATCGCGCGCCCACACCAGGATGGGATTCTTGACACCGTGGCGGATAATGTGGCCGGCGATCTGGGCGAGGTATTCGGTGGTGTGGCACCCTTCCCGGGTTGCCTCGACGGTATTCGGGTCAATCTCGCCGTACCGCAGGGTCGGCATCAGTGCGCGGTCCAGTACACCGACGTACCCGGGGTTTCCTTGATGACTTCCAGCTTGGCCCAGTGCTTCTTCAGTTCGGTGCGCCACCAGGGGCCAAGCTGAACCGTCATGTGCAGCCTTTCCTTGATCTGCTGCCCCCACCCATCGTTGACATGGCAGATCGACCAAAGGCAGCCGTGCTTGATGGATCGCGCCAGATTGGCGATGAACTCCGCCACGTGGGGCGTCGGAATATGCTCGGCAACGTCGGTGCAGATGCCGTATTCCGCCGCCGGTAGCGGATCCGCCCACAGGTTCGCGACCGCGATCGGCAGGACTCGCCCGTCCTTGCGCCATTGCTTGTCAAGCACGTCCACGTGGTCGATCGGCTGGACTGTGAATCCGGCGTCTAGGTACGGGGGAAACGACGCGCCACGGCCACAACCGAAGTCGCCGAGAACACCCCGCCCGGTGGCGCGCTGGATCAGGTGCGGCGCAATCGGCGCCCCGTGGCCGCGGCTGCCATAGGACGGGAATTGGTAAATCTTTTTGTACTTCTCGCGCTCGGTTTCGACGAAGCTCACAGGCTGAATTTTTCCTTGATGTCCGCATAATAAAATTGCCCGTCGATCATGCGGCGCTTGAGGTGGCTGGCGTTTTGCTTACGCTGTAACTCTTTCCAAAACGCCTCGTGCTCTGGCGATAGGTGCGCCTGCGCGCAGCCCCAGAACTGGCAACCTTGGACGGGGTGAAATTCAAGGACCGTCGGCTTGTCAGTAAACTTTGAAAGTGCCTGGTCCAATGTAAGAATCAACTCGAAATGTTTGAAAGCCCCGGTCCAGTCGCTGACCAGCGCCGGCACCGGAATCTTCAGCTTCCAGGCCATCCAGACACGCGAGCCGCCGTAGGGAAACGTGCGCTCCCCGGGCTTCTCGTAGCACATGACAGGATTGCGAAACCCTTCCTTGAGGACAGACGCCTCAAGGCGGGTATAAAATTGGTACTGCTTTTCGTTCCGTTTGTGGACCCAGTCCGCCATCGTGAACGAATCAGGTATGTCCCCGGGCGTCAGGAGCCCATAGCGAATTTCATAAGGCCCTGAGCCCGGGTCATACTTCGACATTTACTTAGCTGGCTGCTTCCATCGCATTCGCCGAGGGGCGAAGGACAAGGATGCGCCAGGTGGTGGACGCGAGATTGCGCGCGCCAGCGGCCTCGTTCTGCACCCGAATCTCGACGGTATTCGCCGCCTGGACATACGCCGTCCAGAGCAGGTCGATCGCGTCGATAATCGGAGTGGCAATAACGAAGTCGCCGAGCGCGGCACCGGTAACCGTAACAACTTTGGTCTCGCCCGCGGCATCCGCAAGCGAGGCCACGTCGACGGTCGCCGTCACGCACGCCACCACGTCAAACAGATCGTGGAATTGGCGACGGTTCAAATTACTCATAGGATTTTCCTCTTCGTGGTGATGGCCCCGGAGACTTACGCCCCCGGGGTTACATCAGGTTGCCTTAAGCGGGAACGATTACGGCATAGCCCCCGTTGTCACGAAGCTCCGCCACGCCGTAGATCATGTCGGCGGTGAAGAGGTCGGCCAGGTACTCCTGCTTGTACTGGGTCTGCGTGCGCACGCCCATCTGCTCGGCCAGGGCCAGCGCGCTCTTGTGGAAAAAGAGGCAAGCGCGATACGCCGTGGTCGTGGAGGTGTTGGTGGTGTTGCCGCAGTTGGTCGAGACATACACGGGGGTACCGTAGATGTCGCCGATCTTGCCGGACCGGATGCTGTTGCCGCCGGAGGCTTCACCGGTGAACGCCTGCTCGGTGAAGCGGGGGATGCCCAGCAGCACTTCCTTCTGGCAAGGCGGAACCACGATGGTACGATCCGACATCGGCATGTTGTCGTCATCCATGTTGCGCAGGATGCGACGGATACCAGCGTCCGTCAGATTGGCGCCGTTACCCGCGCCGGAGGCCGACCAGGCGGTCGAACCGTCGGAGCCGATCACGGAACCCGTGCCGTAGGTCAGGGTGTTGGCGTCCGGGGTGCCGGGGGAGGCGTCGAGCGTGCCGCCCTGGAAAGCCGTGCCAATCACATGCAGGTTGAAGTCCACCTGGCGGGCCAGCGAGTAGCCGGCGTCGTCGGTGTACGACTGGCGCAGACTGTCCATCGCCTGGATCGCCACGATGTCCTCCAGCAGCTTCGAATACTCGAAGTGCTTGTCGAGGCTGATGTTGGTGATGCCGTGTGTCGGCGCGCTCAGGGTTACCTGCGAACCGGCAGCCTTAGCGACGGCCAGCGAGCGGGTGAAGTTGGGGACGTGAATGGTGTCACCCTTCTTCTTGTTGTGGTTGAACAGCGTTACACGCGAGCGCATGGCGTTGTTCGCCTTATACGCCGCGATGACTTCCATCGACCACAGCTCCCGGGGCCGTTTCAAGCCCCCGGACTATCGCATCACAAAAGCGCGGTAATACGCTCTTGTGCCCTCTCGCTTAGTCTCTGCGGGTCACGCTTCATTAGCTTCAACTCTTCTCGGAGAGCGTCCCGCGCCTCTGCGCCGACGTGCTTCCCTTTGATGTTTGTCTCCATCCAGAGACAAAATCGAGCTTGTTCCTTCTTCAGGATCAGATGATTGACGACGTTGCGGAGTACGGGACAGGCCTGCCTGTACCCCGAGCACTCCCACGAACTAGACGAAGACCAAACAGGATTCTCAGGTGTCTTGCGGTGCACTAAGTGCCCGCCGTAGTTCGCTTGGCACGCCCCCAACAAACCAAGAGCAACATCTGCCATCGCGATCCTGAGCCTTGGCCGGACGGAGGTCCATCTTCCGCCGCCCAAGG